GGTATACGTCGCCAAGAGAGGGTTTTAACCCTCCGGGGTTCAAAATTATATGGCAGGATAGGGTCGCACCCAAAAGCCGTTATCCTTGCGGTTTTCCTGCCGTTTACAAATAAAGGAAATTCACAAAAGGAAGTGAATAAAATGGAAAAGGTGCGGCGAAAAGAATGTGCTTATTGTGAGGAAAAATTTAAATATAAAATTAGAAGAGGACCTGATCCTAAATATTGTTCAGAAAAATGTAAAAGGGAAATAAATAAAGAATTAGATAAAAATAGATATAATAAAAATTGCAAAGAATGTGGTGAACAATTTAAAACATCACAAAAAAATCAAAAATACTGTTCAAGAAACTGTTATAATGAAGATAGTTGGACAAATAAGAGAGAAAAATTAATTTGTGACATTTGTGGTGATAAATTTTTGCCAAATAATCCAGAACAAAAATATTGCTCTCAAAAATGTGGTTCTGTTGCAGCTGCTGAAACTCAAAAAAATGATTTTGAAATTACAGAATGTGAATGGTGTGGTGAAGAGTATAAGAAAACAAAATTAAATCCTAACCAAAAATATTGCTCGAAAAATTGCAAATGGCTTGTATGGAGAAAAAAGCAAAGAGCAATAAAAAGAGAAGCACATGTTGAGAATGTTAAATTAAATTATTTATATAAAAGAGACAATGGTTTTTGCCAAATTTGTGGCAAAAAAGTTTATAAAAAATATGATTATCCTAATGATGATTGTGCAACGATAGATCATGTTATTCCATTAAGCAAAGGCGGGGAGCATAGTAATAAAAACTGTCAACTTGCGCATTGGAAATGCAACAAAGAAAAAGGCAACAGTATTTTGAGTTCTCAATTAAAATTATTCGGTTAAAAAGGAGGTGAAAGCAATGGGTAAAAGAGGACCAAACCCAAAACCAACAAAATTAAAAGTTTTAAACGGAAATGCAGGAAAACATAGTATAAGCGATAAAGAACCACAGCCTGAAGAATATGAGGAAGTGCCGGAGCCTCCCTGGTATATGGATTATTATGCGAAAAAAGAATGGGAAAGACAGATAGGGCACTTAATTGAAAAAGGGCTTGTTACAAAAGCTGATTTAACAATGTTTGAGGAATATTGCCAAATGCATGCTCATTGTGTTAGGCTCCACAATAAAATACAGGAAGAAGGCTATGAATTTAGAACAGGTGATGATGGTCATTATCGGCAATCAGCTCCAGCTACTTCTATACTTGATAAGTTTTTGAAACAAAAAACTAATTTAGCTGAGCAAATAGGATTAACTGCATCTGCCAGAACAAATATTGAAGTTGATGTTAAAGATGATAGTAAATCAGTAGAGGAAATACTTAATAGTGATGTGAGTTAATTATGCACTCTGTTACAGATTATGCAGAAAACGTATTAGAGGGAAATATAGTTGCTGGTAAATTTGTTAAATGGGCCTGCCAGAGACACCTGGAAGATTTGAAAAGTAATGATTTTTACTTTGATGAACAGGCAGCAAATAGAATAATCAATTTTTATAAATTGACCCCGCATGTAAAAGGAGAATTGGCCGGACAACCTATTCAGCTAGAGGGCTGGCAGAAGTTTATAGTCGGTTCTTTATTCGGTTGGAAAAGATCTGAAGATAATACCAGAAAATATAGGGAAGCATATATTCAAGTTGCGAGGAAGAACGGTAAAACTACACTTATGAGTGGAATTGGGTTGTATGGATTGAAATACGATAATGAACCTGGAGCAGAAATATATTCAGCGGCTACAACTCGTGATCAAAGTAAAGAAATATTTGATCCAGCTAAACAAATGGTTAAAAAATCAAATTATATCGATGATATTAATGTTTATAAGAATAACTTATCTCATGAAGAAAGTTTCAGTAAGTTTGAACCTTTGAGTTCTGATTATGATACTCTTGAAGGGAAAAACATTCACATGGGATTAGTTGATGAACTCCATGCTCATCCTGATAGTGGTGTTTGGGACGTGTTGGCTGATGGGACCGGTTCCCGGAGACAACCGCTTATGATTGCTATTACTACTGCTGGATATAATCAGGAAAGTTTTTGCTATAAGTACAGAAATTATTGTATTGATGTTTTAGATCCTAAAAAGGAAGATTTCACCGACGATAAACAGTTTGCATATATTGCAGAGCTTGATGAAGATGACGATTGGAAAGAAGCAGAAAACTGGAAGAAGGCAAACCCGAATTTAGATGTATCTGTCAGGAAAGATAATCTTGAAAGTCGATTAAATAAAGCAAAAAGGATGCCAGCGCAAAGGAATAGGATTATCTGCAAAAGGTTAAATATATGGACCAATGCGGAGTCCAGTTGGATGGATATGGAAGAATGGAGAGAGTCAGCCGGTGGAGACTTAAAAGACTTAGAAGAATATAAAGAAAAACTTGAAGGAGAAAAATGTTATGCCGCTATTGACCTTTCAAGTAAAATAGATATTACAGCTTACCTAAAACTTTTTCCTTATAATGAAAATTTAATTGTTATTCCGGAGTTTTTTATTCCTGAAGAAACGATATTTAAAAGGACCCGAGAAGATAACGTGCCTTATGATATATGGAAAGAAGATGGTTTAATTAATACTACTCCAGGTAATGCCATTGATTATGGCTATATCGAAAATATGATTATAGATGATTATAAAAGATATAATATACAAAGAATTGGCCGTGATCGTTGGGGATCAACTCAAATGGCACAAAATCTTGAAGGTGAAGGAATAGAAGTGGTGCCTATTGGCCAGGGATTTAAATCAATGTCGGAACCAATGAAAGAGATTGAAGTTTGGGTGTTACAAAATAAATTAATACACTTCAATCATCCAGTTTTGAAATGGATGGCTGAAAATTGTGTTGCTAAAACAGATGCAGCAGATAATATAAAACCAGATAAAGATAAAAGTAAAGAAAAAATTGATGGAATAGTTGCTTTAATAATGGCAGCAGATTGCTATATAAGAGAAGAAGCGGATAACGATAAAAACCCCTATGAAGATAGGGGTGTTTTTATGCTTTAAGGCGGTGGTAATTATTTTAGAATTAACGTTACTTTCAATTGGAATAATTTTAACTTCGACTGGTTTTTATATGTTAAGTCCACCTTTAGGATTAATTGTATTTGGTGGACTTTTAATTATAATTAGCTGGCCTTCAGGTGGTGAAAAACAATGAGTATAATTAGAGAACTTGCTAATGTTAAAACTTCAAAATTAGGAGAACCAAAAGCCTGGTTGAAAAAAATTTATAATGGGATAAAAACTAAAGCTGGAGCAAATGTTACCGAACAAAATTCACTTAAATTATCACCTGTTTGGTCCTGTGTCAAAATACTTTCTGAAGATATTGCAAGTTTGCCTCTAAAAACTTATAGAGAATTAGATGATGGCGGAAAAGAACCAGCTAAAGGCCATTATCTTTATGAAACTTTGCATACTAAAGCTAATACTGAAATGACAGCATTTACATTAAGAGAAACTTTGATGGGCCATATTTTAACCTGGGGAAATGCTTATGCTGAAATAGAAAAAGATAACGGCGGTCGAGTTAAAAACCTGTGGCCGTTATTGCCACACAGGACACATCCTAAAAGATTAGAAAATGGAAATTTAATATACAGGACTAAAATTCCCGGGCATGGTATTAAAGAATTAACATCAGATAAGGTATTGCACGTGCATGGGCTTGGATACGATGGTCTTGTAGGGTACTCACCGATAACAATGCACAGGCAGAGCATGGGCTTAACGAAGGCTGCCGAAGAGTATGGACAAAGATTTTTTGGTAATGATAGCAGGCCCGGTGGTGTATTGAGGACTGATGAAGCGTTATCTGATGATGCCAGAAAAAATTTAAAAAAATCCTGGGAAAATGCCCACCAAAGCCTAGAAGATAAGCATAGAGTTGCTGTCTTAGAGCATGGCCTTGAATGGCAGTCAATTGGTTTGCCACCTGAAGATTCTCAATTTATTAATACACGTAAGTTCCAAAACCATGAAATAGCTAGAATATATAGAGTTCCTCCACACATGATTGCTGAAATGGAAAATGCTACTTTTTCAAACATTGAAGAACAGTCTTTAGCTTATGTCCAAAAAACTTTAAGGCCCTGGTTAGTTCGTTGGGAACAGGAAATTAATACAACTCTTTTTGGTAGAACAAATAGAAGGTATTTTGCTGAACATCTTGTTGATGGTCTTTTACGTGGAGATATAGATAGTAGATATTCAGCCTATTCTACTGGAAGGCAATGGGGTTGGTTATCTGCTAATGATGTTAGGGAAAAAGAGAATATGAATCCAATAGAAAATGGAGATATGTATTTGGTACCACAAAATATGGCCCCTGCTGATATGGTCGAAGAAATGGCTTTAAGAGATTATAGCCCTCCGGAAGAAGTCAGAGATATTTGGGAAAAGAAAAAAGAAATCATTGAACAAAGACAGCGTAGAAGAGCAACTGAAAGATTAAAAGAGGAAGAAAAATTCGAGCCCTTAATTAGAGAAGCTATTCAAGAAGTTGTCGATCGAGAAACTTCAAATATTATGAGAAATGCTAATAGAATTTTTGAGAAAGAAGAAGAGGAAAATTCAGAGAAAAGAGATGCAATGGAAAAATGGGAAACTTTTTTAGATGATTATTATAGAGATTTTCAGGAATATATCGAAAGAAAAGTAAGACCGGTATATTCGAGTGAAGCTAAAGCAATTGCAAAAATAGCAGCCGAAGAAGTTGACTTTGATGATTTATCAGATGAAGAAATAGAGGATTTTGTTGATGATTTTACTGAAACTTATGCTTATAGGCATATTGACAGTAGTCGTGGCCAGTTGATTGGGTTAATAAGAGATGCTAGAGAAGATGAAGAAAGTGAAATTGAATATCTTGAAGAAAGAATGAATGAATGGGAAGAAAAAAGAGCAGAAAAACAATCGAATGATGAAGCAGTACAATTAGGAAACGCAGTGGCTCAAACTGTTTTTATATCTGCTGGAATAACACAATT